GTGGTTACAGTGGGTCTTAAAAGCCAATACAAGGCGCAGACAAAGGCAACAGCAGGGTCAATGCTACAATCTACCGATTGGAAGATTGTGAAGGCTTCTGAGGTGTCTAGCTACACTGTAGACCAAGCTACCCTCGACTATCGTGCTAGTGTTCGCACTGCCAGCAATACGATTGAGGCGGCTATAGATGCGGTTGCAGACCTTACAGCATTTATGGCATTGTTCGACACACCAGTGGATAGTGACGGCAACCCAACTGGCAAAGCACCTATAAACAACTTCCCAGACGAGATTTAACATGGATATGGCTAGCCTCTTTGATATTTTAATCGGTATTGTTTTGGCTGGCGGTTCATGGTTTCTGCACTCTCAGTCGCAAGAGATAAAACGCATACAGATACTGGTAAACAAAACCAGAGAGGAATATGTCAGCAAGATTGATAGCAAGTCTGAGATGGACAGAATTTATTCAGCACTTGACCGAATCGAGGCAAAGTTAGACAGCATGGCGAGGTAGCACTATGTTGGCAGAGCTGGCGGCTTGTAATGCGGCTTTTGGAATTATCAAGCAAGCCTGTGCCAACGGCAAATCTATTGCTGATTGCGGTGAGGCGGTTGCCAATTTTGTTAATGGCAAGGCTGACTTAGAAAAGAAACTCCACAAAAAAAGAAATAGCTTGTTTGGCGGTAGTGCTGACCATGACCTTGAAGAGTTCATGGCTCTAGAAAAAATCAAGCAGAACGAACAAGAGCTAAAAGAGTTCATGATGCTGTACGGACGTTGGCATCTGTGGGATGATTGGTTGCGTTTCCAAGCTGACCAGAGGAAAAAGCGTCAGGAAGAAGAGAAGAAGCGCAAGAAACGTATCCACGATATTGTTGTAGGCATACTGGTTACGGTGCTTATCATCTTAGGGCTGGTTGTTCTAGCTGGCGTGGTGGCTCTTATTTATTACTCCCAAAATTAATTAAATATAATTTAACATTTAGTGCTTGACTGCCTATTGTATTAAGTGTACTTTAATAAAGTAGGGATGTTCCTACACAATTATGGAGAGACTAAAATGGAAAACATGACAGACGCTTTAAATAACATCAAAAAAATCGAAGCAATGCAAAACGAAATTACTAACATAATAACCAGACCAAACACTAAATTAGACGAAGATTGCAGAGAGGCTTTTGTAGCTTTGGGGACAGCAAGAACAAAATTAGCGAATCTTTTTTTTCAATTAGCTGAAGAAAAGGGTGCGGCATAAGCCGCCCCAGAGGGAGAGTGAAATGATTAACAAACTTACAAAGGCATTTTCAGAAATTGACCAACTTATGCTTGAGAGACAAATGGAATGGGCAATGGGCAGAATGGATGCACTTGCTGAATACAGACAAAATTTTGACCGCGAAACAATGGGTGGCTTTACAAAAGGGGCAATAGAAATTTCTGGCGGTAAAACTTGGTATAAAGTTTTTTATGGTTCAAATAAAGAAGCTGTTTCACATATAGTTGAGACAAATGTTGCAAATATGATTCAAAAAAGAAATGACCGCATCATCACAGCTTTACATAAAAAAGGCATTTACGAAATTAATGATTTTCAAATCAAGCACGTTGGCGATGGATATCAAGGCACATTTATAATCGGTGATTTATTAGTAACAATTAACACAATTTGGGCTGGCGGTTACGACATTCAATGCCTTCATCAACGCACATTAATCAAAGTTAATTCAATTACAAAGGGTGCGGCATAAGCCGCCCCGAAGGGAGAAGCACATGAAATGGTATGAGATTTTCGCTGAGTTTATCGTTACAGCTATGCTGTTTTTAACTGTTTACTTGGTAATGGTTTTTGTTTTTATTTTATAGGAGAGGCTGATGGCAAAAATAAGCACTGCAAAAAATATCGAGGGGCATGAAGAAGTAATACAAGAATTTTTTTCTAACTTCCCTTCCAATCGTGACAATTACAAAGCACCCGATGGATATTTATGGGACACCCATATTTATCATCATAGCCGCAGAGATAGAAAATATGGTGGTTGCCATGAGTACGCCCCTAAAGTTGGGGGTTATTGGTTTGGCAATAAAGTAATTGCTAAGTCTCAATCTCGTTGGGAAGGCTATGGCGGTAATTATCGCGTTTATACAACTATGCTTTGTTTAAAGGATAATAATAATGGTAGTTAGAAACGGAATACCCATAATGTTCAAAGATAGAAGCACTATGGATTACGCTATGCGTACTACGAACTATGGTGATTTGTATGAGACAGATGATTTGAAGCAATACAGATATCTGTGTAAACGGCTAGCCTTCGCTAAGTTTTATTACGTCAAGAAAAGATATCCTGACAATAAACTGTTCAAAGTGAAGGTATTGCCAGAAAATATATTTGATTACAATTTTAACAAGGAGAGATAAATGCTAGAAAGACGAGAAGAAAGCTACACGGTTACGATTTATCAGACGTACAAGGTAAACGTATCAGCTTTCAGTGATGATAGCGCGGCTGAGTTGGCTAGCGTTCAAGTGGGAGCTAACCCAGAGCTATATATGGTTAGCACAGATTGCGATGTGGAGAGAGATTAATGGATAAGCTAACAGCAAAGGAAATCGTTGAGGTCACAGATGCTATCAACGTGTATCTACAGTATAAAGATGTAGTGAGCGAGGGGGCTAGAAAAGACCTTCTCAGTGCCTACGATAAATTATATAGAAGTAGGCTACAAAGCCCTTTACAAAAGGAGCGTGAAGCCTCATAAATAATCAACACTCTCCTGTTAAGCCCTCAGCGTTTCCTCCCTAGCCGCTGGGGGCTTTTCATTTCGTATCTGTTTTCTTACCCTTGTCGTATGACCTCATACCAGCTAGACCTAGCATCCCGAATAATAAAGGCATCATAACCGACATATCAGCTTGAGGAATCACAATTCCAAAGCCAGCACATATCGGGCTAACCATGTAGTTGATGCCCAGAGATAAACCGCATATCCAACCTATAAGGGGTCTCCAGCTAGCTTGGAACCAGTTTCCCTTAGCGTCAGCCTTCAGCACCTCTATCTGCTGTAGGGCAAGCTCCTGAGCGTGATTATCAGCCATTGTAGCTAACTCATGTGCTAGCTGGTTCTTCTGGTCTTTGTCCTCGATAAACTTATCCAGCAACTTAGTCGCAGGAGCAATTAGAGCTTGTATCATTTCTTCTCCTTATATCTTCTCGCCAACGATATAGATTAATGCCTGTGTTAAGCCCTATAAGCCCCAACAGTAGTGCTTCCCACCATTCTGGCATCACTTCTTGCTCATCCAAGCAGAAACGCCCATATAAGCCCCCACAATACCACCACCAGTTATATATAACAGATTGGATAGGTCTGTTAGCAGTTTAATCCTAGCGTCTGGAATTATTGGCAGAAACATTGCGGTAGTGTAAAGAGCCATAAATATCAGAACAGCCGTAGCCATTCTTCTCTGCGCCTTCATTTTGCGGTATTCAGCTTCGGCTGACTTTATGTCTTTGGCGTGTTCTAGTTCCTCATCAGAGATAATCCCATCGCCATCGAGGTCATACTCATAATATAGCGTATCCTCTTCAAACTTTTTCTGTGCCATTTGTTTTCTCCATCGCCAAGTTTAGCATCCTGTTAGCTAGCCTCTCAGCCCTGTTAGGGGTTTGTTTAGCCCAGCGTGAATCTAGCATCTGGTTAGCCGCCTCTTTAAAGTCTCTGGCATCTACAGCCGCCTTCATCATCTTAAATTTAGAGAGCCGAGGTCTGCCAAGCTGAAAGCACATATTGGCTATGATGTGCTGTGCCTCTTCTGGTAGCTCGTAGAAGTCTGGGTATAGTATCTCACAGTCTTTTAGAACTACAGATATATCAGCCTCAAACGCCTCTCTCACCCTTGTCTCAGACACTTTAATGCCAACAAAGCTATCTAAGCATAATGATTTATATTCGGGGTCTGACTGCACAATGAGATGACCTATGCCGAATGTTGGATGTCCCTCAGAGCATAAGTATATCTCATCTACCCTGCCCTCATCAGCCGTGATTTCGGCTTGTAGTTTATCCAAGTTCATCTAAACCCTCTCCTTGCATTAGTTTTGAGGCAGTAACGCCTAATTTATACATGGCATCGTCAAGCTCTGATTCGCCAGCCTTATTGCCACGCTTGGTCATAAAGACTTCCACAGCTTCATTAGTCTGAGGGTGGAAGGAAACCGTTACGGCTAGGTTTGAGCCAATATCAGTGGTGATGCATGGTCTACGATTTGGGATAGTCATTCAATACCTCTAAAGTTTTTTGCCAGCTTTCTGATTCGATTTCTGGGTTATCAAAGAAGCTGGGTTGCTTGGTTATTTTTATCTGATTGATACCAACGACAGGCATAAAAAAACAGGTACGCTGTTCTGTGGCAACAAGAGCTAATATATCAAAATCATTTCTGGTTGGCATCCGTTTTCTTCTAATGCCATTCACATCTTTTGTACCGCCCAAGCCCATCTGAAAATATAGGCGGTTCTTGTGCTGTCTCGATTCCTGACAGCTTCTGACTTGCACTAAATAGCTATCACCGTTCTCGCTGTTCCAACACACCAAGTCCACAGAATCCTGCTGTGCCATTGCACAACCCCAGCCTCTCTGTAGTATTGCCGCCATAGCTATGCACTCGCCCACCAACCCATAAGCTGTGTGGGATAGCTTCCCTGCTAAAAATCTATTCATGTTTTATGGGGCGCACTACGATTTCGTAGCCAAGGACGTTTAAAGCAAAATCTAAGTCATTTACTCTTGGGTTTACTCTGGTTCGCCAACCTCGAAGGGTGCTGTTATTTATTCCTGTTCGCTCGCAGAAATCAGCCTCTGGGCATTTCTGTCGGTGCAATTCATCAAACAAGAACCTGACGCACTTGTTGTTATTGATAATCCGATTCTTTCTGCGGTAAATTCGCACTAAGTTGCGCCCTTTCGAGAAGCTCTATGGCTAGCCCTATCATCTGCTGGCTGTTCATTTCGTGAAATATACTCTCACCATCGATAGTAATCAACATACCATCATCATACATCCCTAACAAAATCATTGATTTATCATGCTTATTTCGGCTCATTGTTATTTTGCCCACAATAGTATTTTTATATTCTGTAATAGAATCCATCAATAAATCTGTAGTGACAATATCACAATTATCTAATTCTTGCGTTACTTTTTTTATCATGTAGGAAACGCTCGTAGGGTCTAAATCCATAAACTTAGATATTTTTGTTTTTGAAGCCTCTAGCGCATTTACAGCTAAGTAGGCAAGCACTCGTCTAGCTCTGGCTATTCTAGGCTCACGGTTATCGCCTAATATTTGGTTTGCTGAAACGCTTGATACCGTTGCTACAGCCGCTAACAGCAGTTTAAAGTTCGTCAAAGCTTGCTGGTTTGCTGTTCCTTTTGGCATCAAAGCACTTGTCTGTGCAGAAGATATCCCCATTTCCATTTACTGTTCCCCCTGTTTGCCAGTTAAAAGTACCGCCACACCAGCTACAAGTATCTAATCTTGAAACTGGGGTAGCGGCTAGTTTTTGCTCTTTCTTAGAACGGTATTTCATCAACGAGCGATTGCTGTGCTGGTTGCTGTTGTTGCTGTTGAGGCTGACGCTCAACGTACTCAGATACCTTAATTGAAATAAAAGGCTTCCCAGTATTCTTAGCGGTGGTGTTCCAAGCGGATAGCGAATACTTTACGCCCCCGATTGTCACATCGCCCCGATGGTCTGGGCGTTTTGGATTATCACCCTTATCATTGGGAAACAAAGCCCCCTTCATATCATTATCATATGCCATTTACATTAGCTCCTTTTTTCTGGCTGAGAATAATCCTGTTTCTTGTTTAGACCAATCCAATCGGGAATTATACAACTCCTTTAAGGATTCTATATCCACACAGTTTTTTAGCTGTGCTTCAAGAGATACAAGCGTACTCGTATCTAATTTCTTTATTGGCTGAGGTGCTAGCGGTGCTTCTGTAGCCAATGTAGCCATTGTAGCCAACCCACTTGTTTGCTGAGGCATATCCTCGCCAGCATATAAATGGATACCCAAACCTGTTGCCATTGAGATAGCCTTAGCCATGCACCTCTGAAGGCTTGCATTAACAGCGAAGCTATCAGGGTTCTGCACTGGGCGGTTAGCGTGGTTCAGCACTGGCATGATTTCAACGCAAGTGTAGTCCTCAATAATCACGGTTACTTGCACATAAGCATAGCCCTGCTCATCCACCATATATGGTAGCCGTCTGCCGTCTGGCATGGCAAATACTGATTTGACTATCTCAGCCTCTGGGCAGTATTGCCTGAGCAATCTGTAAGCGTGCGCCCAGCTTAAATACGTAAAGCCGTTCTTGCGCTCAGTCATTTTAGAAATGTTAATCTGTGACATGGTTGCGAATAGTTTACTCATACTTTGAATATCTCCTTTGCATATTCGATGTTGTCTGGGTCATCCCAGTAGAATGGATGGCTAAAATCGGCTTCTAAGATGCCGCCAAGCACCATTGGGTCATTGGAGTATGCTATTAGGTTCTGACGCTTCAGAGCCTTCTGACGCACTCTCTCAATGGCTCTATCGATGTTGTCAGCCCGAAGTGCCTGACAGTTAAAAGGGTCAAATCTAACAGCCCTGTCATGGCTCACATAAGCTATGGATGGGATAGCACCAGTAGCCTTGCTGTAAATAGCTACCTGTTCAACGTGAGCTTGCTGAGGTTCATCTGGAATCTGAGCCTTGCCTAGTGACCTTGTGCCGTCCTTCTTAGGCTGGTTCATTCTGCCTATTTTAGTCTTAAATTCGCACAGCAGATTATCTTTTATAAAATCTACATATCCGATTATTGGAAGAACTACATCTGGCAACTCTAAGCTAACGTGCCTCTCAGATTCTGCGTTCTCGAAAGTATCTCCGAGGGCTTCAATGCCCTGCTCGATTGCTGGCTGTATCTTATCCCGATAGGCTGTGTTGCGCTCCTCGTCCGTGTCTTTGACTTGCTGTAAGTCGTAGCTTGTCAGAGCCATTTCAACAGCATCCTCTAGCACCAGCCCATCACAGAGATAGTGCTGAGTGCCGTTGTGAACTGCCGTGCCATAAATAGCAGGATAGCCGACTTTGATTTGCCGCCTATCCTCTTTGGTTAAAGCCACATACTGAAACATCCATACAGCTAGCGGTTTATTGAGCTGAGAGGGGCTAAAATGGTCTAGCCCCAACTCTGCAAAGTTTGTTAATGCTTGGCTCATATTTCACCGAGCTTATCATCACGCCTCATTATGAAGTCGGATTTTTTAGAATTGACATTGTTTTTGTAGTTTCTCCAGCTTCTTACAAGCAACAAAGCATTGTCATGTCTATTCAGTATGTAAGTCATATCCATGTTCCATTTATTGAAAACCCTTAACATATGTGGTACTGGAGAGCGTTGGTTTTTGCCGTAACCGTTTTTGATATCTTCAAAAAACTTATTTACCAAAACTTCATTTCCACCTAACGAAGCCAAATAATAAAGAGCTACTAAATTATTTCTCTGTAATTTTACTATTTTAAAAACATTGTTAGCCGCTTTTATAGACCTTTGAATTAAATCTTTATCTACTTTATTTTCGTAATAGTTTTTTAAAACTTCATTATCTTGGGCAGAACGGCTATAAGTGTGATTATTTTCCCACGCCATTATTAGTTTTAGCGCGCCAGAAACATACTTTGAATTAGGCACTCCCATAATATGAAACATATCTGTACCATCTCTCGTAGCTCCAACGTCCATTTGATGAAATGTCTCAGGTTTAACCCCGAAAACGACATGACTTTTAAATGAGCAACCTGACTTAAAGCAAGCCATGAGCCTGTTTTGTCCATCCTTTAATAAACCATCCAAGCCAAATTTGATTGTTTCACCTGTCAAACCCCAGTTGTTGTTTGCCATGTCTCTTGCATAACGTACAAGATGGGCTGGCTTAACAGGTCTATTGTTTTTGTTTAGCTCATTAATGACGTAGTGAGCCATGTTTGGTGTTATTTCCATAATTAAGCTAGTTTCTGGTGGGTTCTCAATTAGGCTTTTTAATTTGTAGATGTCTTTTTTAACTGATGTGTTTCTAACGAAATCTGCATTTAAAATTTTTGTATTAAATCTTGGCATAACATTCTCCTTTTTGTTTGTTATAAATTACAGTTAATCTATTCTGTTTGACTTTGCAACAAAAAAATAATATCTACTTAATTATCGAATTAATTAAGAGTTATTGGAGAAATTATGAAACTGGCAGAATACCTTGTTGAAAAGGGCATTAGCCAAGCAGAAGCATCAAGGCAACTCGATGTAACTCAGGTTGCTATCCATCAATATATATATCGGAAGTCGTTACCCAGCGGTCAGATGATGATTAACATTTATAAATGGTCGAATGGTCGGGTAAACCTGATTGATTGGGTGAGGGAGTTCGACAATGCCAAATCGCAGTAAGGAAAAGGGCAGTAGGTTTGAGCGTGAGATTGTCGATAAGGCTAGACAGCGTGAGCTTGAGGCTAACAGAGTGCCTCTGAGTGGTTCTGCGGCTGGCTTTAAGGGCGATGTGCATATTAAGAAGGGCAGGGAGACTTGGGTGATTGAGGCTAAGAAGCGGAAGTCAGGGTTCAAGTTTCTGTATGATAATCTGTTAGGGGCTGATGTGTTGGTCGTAGCTGAGGATAGGAACAGGGCTTTAGCCGTGTTAGACTTAGAGGACTTCTTGGATATGATGGCTGGGAGATTGTAATGTTTTATATCGCTTTGATGGTTTGCTTTAGTGTCAATGATTGCACTTATGCAGAGAGTTTAGAGCGATATAACAGTAGGCAAATTTGCGAGATATCTTTACTTTTTGAGGTAGAGACTGTCAGGATTTTATTTCAGCAGGACGGATTAGAGCCGAGTGTAGCTGGCATTTGCTTAGAGGCGGAGAGTGTATGAAGGTAAGATTGTCTAAGAAGGACTTACTGGAAGCCGAATTAATGGCTAAGGATACAGTGTTTATGTTAGAGAGGTTGTCAGTATCTCCGAGATTAGAGAACAAAAATCAATCAAGGCTAGAAGCTAATATATTTGGGTTTATGGCTGAGTTCGCTGTTTGCAGGGTGCTGGATACAGAACCACCGAGGCTCAATTTTGCGACTGATGGCGGTGTTGATTTATGGCTGGGTGACGTAACGATAGATGTGAAATACACAGCTAGGAATACCAATAAGCTCATATTTGATTCGGTTAGTAAGTTTAAATCTCAGGTGGCTGTGTTGGTTACGGCTACTAGCAATATGGATGTGATGGAGATACTTGGCTGGTGTTCAAAGAACAGGTTTATTGAGGAGAGTTACAAAAAAGATTTTGGCTATGGTGAGAGGCTGGTTATGGACGCTGATAAGTTGCAACCAATAGAGCAATTTTGGCTGAAATATACGCAGAATAAGTTTCTATGAGAGAGAAGGATTGAGTGGATATGACAATAGATGAATTTAAGGAAGAGCTTAGGCTTTTAAGAGATAGGGTAATCAATTTTAGGGATTACGAGATTAGGGTCGGTAGGCAGATACAGAGGTATGGCGTGAAGCAGAAGGTAGAGCCAGTGCCTTCTATGCTTAGTTATCACAAGAAGAGGCTAAGGAGAATGAGTGGTGAGTGATAGTTTAATTATTAAGAGTGAGTTGAAGGAGAAGTTTTCAACGCTTCCCAATGCGCTGATTAATGATGGACGGCTAGCGGCTGAACATCTGGGGTTGATTGTGTACCTGTTGAGCAAGCCTAATGATTGGATTGTCAGGGTCACAGATTTACGCAAGCGGTTCGATTATGGCAGGGATAAAGTATATCGGATTTTGCAACAGTTAGAGCAGTATGGTTATATATCGAAGGAGCAGATAAAGGTCGGGGGTAAATTCTCTGAAACTCGTTACACAGTCTCAGATTCACCGTGTACTGAAAAACCGTATACGGAAAAACCGTATACGGAAAATCCGACACTTACTAAAGAAAGATATATACTAAATAAAGATAATACTAATTTACCCAAAAAAAATAAGTCTAATAAAATGCTTTTGATTGATTATGTTCTGGACGATGCTGATAAGCAATATGCTAGCGATAAGGGATTGGATTGGTCAGAGATTGCTGAGGATGTACGGCTATGGAATGAGAAGAACGGAAATAAAGCCGCATATGTGTCTTGTAAGGCTTTCTGGCAACAATGGTGCAGAAGCGAAGCTAAGAAGCCTCAGAGGGCTTCTAAGGGCGAGCAGTGGGGTGATAAGAGCAAGGTGGTGAGTAGTAGGAAGATGCTATCGCTGGAAGAGTGGAAGGGATTGTCAGAGTTTATGCAGGAGCATTATAGGAAGCATAGACCAGATATTATGGCTGATTTAACTCAGCAGTTGAACGAGCAGAATAGTAAGGATATATAAGGGTATGAAGTTTACACCAGCACTCGTAGATGAGTTTCTTAGACGTATAGCAATCGATGGCAGAAGTGCCAGAAGCGTTGGCAGGGATGATGATATGCCAAGCTATGAGGCTTTCTACAATCTTATGAACAAGGATGAGGTTGTCAGGAATAAGTATTTCTTGGCGCAGGAAAGCAGAGCTACGGCTATCGATGACCATATCGATGGGGTTATCCAAGATATGAAGGATAAGAAAACAGATTGGCAATCTGCTAGGCTGGAGATAGATACCGCCAAGTGGCGCATGGCTAAGTTCTTTCCGAGGCTGTATGGTGAGCAGACACAGCGCATCGAAGTGGAACATAAAGCTAGCTTTATAGATGAACTGAAGAAGGTACAGCAAGCGGTGGAAGAGCGAAAGCGTCTGGAAGCTAGGACTATCGAGGGTTCTGTGAATGAAGTATAGCGAGTGGGATAGGATGTGGAGTGAGTGGTTAGGTGAGAAGCCGATGGAAGATTTTGTGAGAAAATCTCTTAACCGTTTCACACACGCGCACGGAGATTTCACACCGATTTTGAAGCCCGATTCCGAGGGTTTTACAACCAATAGTATACGCACTCATAGGTTATCTAATAAAAACAAGGACTTAGACTGATAGGTATGCTGTATATATCTTCCATAATGAACATTATGCGACAAAATATCGTAAAAGTTGAAAATACCCCCCCTTTTTCGCACGCGACACCGCCAATAAAAAAATATACCATCACACCCACCCCCCTTTAATCTGAGGCACACATGACACCCCAGCCAAAAAAATCCCAAAATACAGATTTGCTTATAGCCCTTCACGATGACCCTGTTCTGTTTGTGGAGCAGATTATCGGAGCGAAGCCGTATGAGTGGCAGAAGGAAGCTCTCAGGGCTATTGCATCTAATGACCGCGTTAGCATTGCTTCGGGGCATGGGGTTGGCAAGACGGCTTTTCTTTCATGGCTGGCGTTATGGTGGCTGTGTACCCATTATCCGTGTAAGGCGGCTATTACTGCAAACACGGCTCACCAGTTATCGGACGTTTTATGGACTGAGATTGACAAGTGGGCTAGGGGCTTACCAGAGGGGTTCAAGGAGCTTCTTGAGTTCAAGAGCGATAAGATTAGCTTGAAGGGTGCTACGGACAGTTTTGCGGTGGCTAGGACAAGCAGGAGAGAGAACCCAGAGGCTTTGCAGGGCTTTCACAGCGAGAATATGCTGTTTATTTGCGAAGAGGCTAGCGGTATTCCTGATATTGTTTTCCAAGTTGGAGAGGGTGCGATGTCTACGGAAGGGGCTAAGACTGTGATGTGTGGAAACCCCACTAGGTCTGAGGGGTTCTTTTATGAGAGCCATCATAGCCAGAGGCATAGGTGGTTTACTATGACGGTGAGTTGTTTGGACAGTCCGAGTGTATCTGAGCAGTTTCTGGAGAACATGGCTGAGAAGTATGGGATTGAGAGCAATGTTTATCGGGTGAGGGTGTTGGGGCAGTTCCCCACGCAGTCTGATGATGTGTTATTGCCCCTTTACTTGATAGAAGAGGCTGTGAAGAGGGATATTGAGGCTTCACCTACCACGCCTACTGTTTGGGGTGTTGATGTAGCGCGTTTTGGCGGTGATAGGAGCGCGATAGCTAAGAGGCAGGGCAATGTGTTGCTAGAGCCTATAAAGACGTATCAGGGGCGCGATTTGATGGAAATGGCTGGTATTGTTATGGCTGAGTATGAGGCTTGTCCGTATATGCTTAGACCGACAGCGATATATATTGATGCTATTGGCATTGGTGCTGGGCTAGCTGATAGGTTGAGGGAGTTAGATATGCCAGCTATAGCTATTTCTGTGAGTGAATCGCCTAGCTTGAAGGATAGGTTTAATCGTCTGAGGGACGAGTTATTCTGGAACGCGAGGGAGTGGTTTGAGGGAAGGGATGTTAAAATGCCTGACGATAGCACTTTGATGCAGGAGCTTAGTGGGATACGGTATAAGTATTTATCTAGCGGTAAATTGAAGGTTGAGGGCAAGGACGAGATGAAGAAGAGGGGGCAGAGAAGCCCTGACGTAGCGGATGCTTTTGTGCTAACATTTGCTGAGGCTGGTGCGATAGCTGGTGGGTATTCGAGGAGTTATAATTCCAGTAGGAAGTTAAACACAAACAGAGGATGGATTGTATGACCAATGATAATGTGATTCAGTTTCCTACTAGGGAAGAGCTAGGGGAGATGGATGAATTTGAGCAGGGTTGGCATGAGCATCAGAGGTTGGTAGATGCTGTTGGCACTATGCTGGACGTTCACGCTCAGGGGATTGTTAACAGTTCCGAGGATGTGGATTGGGGTCATATGATGGATGCTATGTTACATTTGACTTATGTTTGTGGTATAAGGTCTGGTATGAATGAAAGCACTGTTGCAGAGCTTATACAGACTTCCAAAATGATTGAGGTGGAGTTCGATGAGTAAAGACCCCCGACTTGAGCGAGTTGGCGTTAGCGGTTATAATAAGCCGAAGAGAACGCCTAATCATCCTACTAAGAGCCATGTTGTTGTAGCGAAATCAGGTGATGAGGTAAAAACCATTCGCTTTGGACAGCAAGGTGCTAAGACTGCTGGCGCACCTAAGAAGGGTGAGAGCGAGGCGATGAAGAAGAAGCGTAAGTCGTTTAAGGATAGACACGCCAAGAACATTGCCAAGGGCAAAATGTCTGCGGCTTTTTGGGCAGATAAGGTAAAGTGGTAATATGTTTGGACTTTTACTTCCAGAGCAGGAATATTTAGAGGATGAATACCCTCAGATGATTTACAAGGGGCTACTGCTTGACGATAGACAACCTTATCTATTTAGAGATGAGGAAGTGTATGAGCCATACACGGAAGATTTTATGATTAGCCCAGAAGAATTGGAGATGAGGCGTTTGCGTATGCAGATGCTAAAAGATTCTACGGTTAGTCGGGAAATTATGCAAAATCCGCTATCTAGCAGAACCCCCATGGGTTTTTATGATGGTAGAAATTATTACAACCCTCAAGAATATTACTTTAACCCCAACGAAATATATGGGTATTAGAAAGGAAAAATCATGGCATACGGAAAAGGCAAAAAAGGCAAGAAGTCTCAAGACCGCACAAAGACAGGTAAATACTGCTAATGGCGGATAAGAAGGGGCTGTATGCTAATATTCAAGCTAAGAGAAAGCGGATAAAGGCTGGCTCTGGAGAGACTATGCGGAAGGTTGGCACTAAGGGTGCGCCTACCGCTAAGGCGTTTAAGAAGGCGGCAAAGACAGCAAAGAAGAGTAAGAAGAATGGCTAATCCGTATTTTACTGATTTTAGGACAGGCGGTTTATTGCAGGATAATATCCCTACGCAAACAGTAGCTCCTACTGGCATATTGCAAGAGCCTATGCCTAATTATGATGTAAATTTACAGCCATTTGGTGATTTAGCTAAGGACTTGGCTGTCAGCACCTATCAATCCGCTAGCATCCCCAGAAATACATTAAGAGATATTTTTAGTGGCATACCTATTAGCCGCGAAAAAATGATGGGTGATGTAACTCAGTTTGGCTTTGATTTTGGTATGTTGCCAGCTTTAGCTGTTGGTGCTTTTGCCAATCCTAGCAGAAATGCGTTAATGTCTGCTGGCGGTGTTGACACAGTATCTGGTGGTTCACCGAGAGGCTTTGATGTTGATGAGTTAGGCTTTTACAGTAAGGCTTTAGAGGAAGCAAAAAGATTGCCTCAAGCCAAAGGCACTGGTGAGCAGTTTCGCAAAATGCTTTTATCGTCAGGCGTTAAGCCAGATGAAATTAAATTCACCCCAGAATTAGAAGGGTTATTGTCACAGCCTAAAGTAACAAGAGAAGAGCTTGTCGGGCTGTTAGAGGAAAACCGAATCAGACCGCAAGAAACTGTTTACTTTGCAGGGGATAGCGAGTTTGAGGGTATGAATTTCCCTTCTCAGGCAGAGCAATTAGATGTTTATGATGCTTACGGAAGAGATTATGTAACTGATGAAGCTCAGTATCTTATGGAAGATATGCCAGAAGATGTTGCTGAGGCTTTTGGCAGAACTGCGCTAAACGCTACAGAGGTAGATATTGCAAAGGTTCAAAAGGCTTTAGAGGAAGGCAATGTGACTGCTCTTGTAGACAGAGATTCAGAGTTGTTCATAGATAATGAAGATATAAGAGATGTTATCGGCACGATTGAAGATGCGGCAGAAACACTTGTTTCTGAGCGATACAGCTATGACCCTATTTTAAGATTGCAAGACCCTGACACTGGCTATGAGATTGTCGGCAATGATGACGTGGGCTACACGATTAGAAACGAGGGTGGGGACACTTTAAGGGGTGAGCGTTACTCTTTGAACGAAGCTCGTGTCGAAGCAGAAACAGACGCTATAGACCGAGGGATTATTGGCTATGATGGCGGTGAAACACGCTTTATGGAATACACCGAAGATGGTGGTTCTAACTACCGCGAGATGCTTTTGCAAGTTCCTGAGTATGCTGGAAAGAAGGATGATTTTACTTATAGCGGTCACTTTGACGAGCCTGATATAGTAGTTCACGCGAGAACAAAAGACAGAGAG